GACGGGAAAGCAGAGAGCAGAGCCCATTGACGCGAACTTGACGAGGGGGATCTCCCCCGCGCCAGGGACACTGGCCTTCCAGCTCCTTGTCGCCTGGATCGCCTCAGACAATCGAGGAAACCTAGAAAACAGGAGTTGTACATGCCGGTTCAAGACACGATCGGATGCTTCGCTCAAGTCGAGCGTAGCAAGGCTGCCGTTGAGGCTGCCCTCGAGAGCGAGGAGTCGATTTGGCTCCTGTTTCTCGAATCCCACGAAGAATCGCCCGAGAGCAGAGTCCTTACCGTCCCAAGATTGGGAAAGTTCGGACCAATGCTCAAGTGCATGGACGAGTCCATGCGAGAGGGCCTGCTGACAGTATTGCATGCCAGTTGGCTCAATAGCGATGATGCGCGGAGTCTTGAGCGTCTTAGGGACGGCAATGACCTTTACAGGTCGCTCCGCCCCAGGCTCGAGAAATCGGACACGGTCCAGTTGGTAGTAGGATCTCCAACTAGGGAGGGCGTAATCTCCGTAAGGAAACACGCTCTCCAATCGGAGTGGCCACTCGCTGACATCGAACTTCCTGTTTCCAAGAAGTTTGTCAGCGGTCACTCCGGGTCCGTGCTTCGGGAGAAGGGTCTTCCAGGGAGCGTCGATGACGCCGCTCTGGACGAACTTTCGTACTTCCGAAGGAAGCGCGAAAGATTGGTTTTCCGTGAGACCGAAGTTTGAACCTCGGATCACTGGAAAACTCCCTTCACTGTCTGCACGTACAAGCAGGGTTTCTACTTGCTTGAACGGACCCGCCTCAGGTTGAGGTGTGTGACTCTTTCCCGAGGATGGGGATGAGTCCGTCCAATCGTGCAGAATCTGATGTGTATCGAGGAGTGAAGACTCCACGAAACTAAACACATCAGCCCAAAGTAGCGTCGATGCCTTCTGGAATTGGGGAAGATATTCCTCGAAGACAGCTGGATCGATGCTACCGATTTCTGCCTCAGTCTTGACGAACTGTCGCATTGCGCGATTGACCCTGGTTTTTGAACAGGGTCGCTCGATCTTCGCGAACACCAGCGTTAGCTGGCGAATAGCGGAGATGCAATCAACACTTGGTTCGGCAAGAAGCGTACCATGTGAGTCGAAGACCTGACGAAGGAAACCTCCAAGAAATTGGGGGAGACCTCCTCGACGTTGGAAACCAACGAACGAGGCGTCGTCTACACTACCAGTTTCGAGCGCTCTCACGAGCGACTTATCGAAACTAGGTAGCGTGATAGTTAGAAAACTATCACCTTCTGCTTCGACTCGACTCGTGACATATTGTGTGTCGCGAGCGGCGCTAGTGTGGCATCCCCTTGCAGCATCAGCGGCAAGGGCACTCCACAGAGTGATCAGGCTTTTCAACATCGGCCCCTCTCCGGGGTTCGGTGTATCCTCAGCCTCACATCGGTGCGGTGTGGTTCAGCTCTCGTTTCCGAGAAGCTTCGTCACATTCGCACCAGTGGAAGCGGTCAAGTACGCCGTCAAGGCGTCCACGACCTGCTTCTGCTCGGCGATCGAGTAGCCCGTTTCCGGGACATCGATCACCATCCAGACCGAACTCGAAGCCTTGACGTTGATGCCCGCGGTAAGCGGGTCAACGGCAATCTTCGAATGGTCAAGACGCACAAAGTGGCGCGACCGCTTGCCCACCTGGTGGGAAACGGAAAGCTTCACAGTGGCGTCGTCCTTCTGGAAAACTCCCGAAAGGGAGCCAGAAGAGACACGCGGCAGCGAATTAGCTACCGAGTTGATCGTAACGGACTGGGGATCTGAAAACATGTGAGGCAACTCCTGTGTTGTGGGACTCTCGTAAGAACGAGAGACTTGGGTGAAAAATCCTAGGGTTAAAAGGAGCCCTAGAACTAGTGAGATGGAGAAGACGAGGAATCGTCTCACCATCCGTTTCACGGTCACCACTTGGACAAGCCAAGAGCAACCAGGATGGCCTTCTGTTTGGTAGTTAAACTACCATACGTAAGGCCGAACCCGTACGGTGTAGCAGGAATGCGAATCTTGGATTCGTCCACGACTGTGTGAAAACAAGTGACTCCTTTGCCGTTGTAACGGCCGGAGTCAATCTTCACGCGACGTGTATGACACATGATGTATCCATTCCTGATCACCAGACCGTCTGTGCCGATAGCACTGATGTTGTGAATAACATCACCAGTGTTGGCGACCCAGTCAGCGGCCCAGCTCCACGGGGCGAGGTTCCAAACGACCTCGGGGGTGAGACGTACGCCCAGTAACTTTCGAGCGTACGAACCATAGCGAGCCACTTTATCGTGGACTGCGCCTCCAGTCGGCAAGTGGTAGACATAGTCTACCTCAAACCACTTCCGTTGTTCAACGGATTGGTACCGACCTCCGCCCGTGAAAGACCCGTTGACAGGTACAGCGCCGAAATTCGACGTAGTGTACTTGTTATCTGTCACCGGGTCCCACTGATAACTCCTCTTGATCGTTCGATTAGCACCTTGTTGGTACTGGTCGATGATCTTGTCGTGTTTATCCACGACTTTGGCGAAGTCCCGAATGGACCGAACCAAAGGGAGCCACCCGAACTCAATATTCAGGTACCCACCACCCGCGAGTTTCGCGGCCTTGGTGGTTTCCATCACTTGAGCGCCGGGTGCATTGGGAATCCCTTCGTGCCACAGTTCCCCTAAGGTAACTGACAGATCGAAGGCTGGATTCGTCGGCTCAGTGCGCGCAATGGCAGTTGTGCCAAGCGCGTTGAGCTGCGAATCAGATGGAACGTTCATTGGCAAATCGACAATGGACGTAGTATTGCTACCCATGCGGACCGGACCCTGGATCAGGGTTTCCGGCTCACCGCCGACTACGGGTGGAACAAAGGTGTGATTGGTTTTTGTACAAAACCAAGCACCTCCACCCGACCAGCGATCTCGCAGGTGCTGATTCAGCACACCAAGGGAGTCCTCTGTATTGAGGGCTCCCAAGTCGAGATAGGGTTGCCAACTCGCGAAGATAGACGACCGACGGGTACCCGAAACCGGTGAAGACCGGGAGGTACTCGTCTTGTGACTAACTCGCGCCATGATTCCTCCAGTGGGCTGTACGGAAAAGCATAGCCTGATGCACAACCAAGCTACACTAGCCGGCGAGGCCCTCAGGGGC